GTAGGAACATTTACTTCAGCAGCATTTACTGCCCCGTCTTCTACCAACTTTCTAACAATTGGATGTAATAGTGCAAGAACAACATTTTGGAATGGGGGTATTCAAGCGGTATTATTCTATAACGTATTACAGAATTCGACATTAGTAGGACAAGTATATAATCATTTTGCAACAACATTAAAGTAATAATTGTTGTTTTGAAATAAAAATTTATATTTATAATGAGATAATAAAAATTTTAAATTAGCATATAAAATGGCAGACAAAATAGTATCACCAGGTGTATTTACAAAAGAAAATGACCTTTCATTCTTACAACAAGGGGTAGCAGATATTGGTGCAGCATTTATTGGACCTTTCAAAGAAGGACCATTAGTTCCAACAATAGTAAATTCTCAAGCAGAATTTGAAAAATTATTTGGAGCAGCAGATGGTACATACCTTACTCCATTAGCAGTACAAAATTATTTAAGAGAAGCAGGAACTGCAACAATTTGTAGAGTTGCGGGTGTTGGTGGATATACCGAAGTAGCACCTTTGTTAATAAGTGCACTTAATTTAGGACAAATTGATACATTAGTATCAGCATCCGCTCTTACAAATTATACTTCATCGACAGGAACAAATACAGGTACCGCATCTATTTATTTCCAAGGTGGTACATTCGCAACAAACCCATCAGCATCGGTAACAATTGCAGGTGGTGTAATTACCGCAATTACCATTTCTGAAAAAGGGAGTGGATTAACTGTAGCACCTACCTCAATATTCGTATCTCAATCGGTAACGGCAACAAATTACCAAACAACAGGTTCATTTAATATTACATACGATGTATCTGGTTCAACTGCAGCAATTTTATTCAATACATCTACTGGTTCAAATGCAGGATTTGCATCGGCAACGATAGCAGATAATGATGGACAAGGTGATTTTTATTTAGGTGGAGGATTAAACGTATCCGCATCTTTAAAATTAACTGATGTAAATGATGTTGAAGCAGTATTTGGAACATCTCCATTTGGTGCTAAAAAAGCATATGTAAATGGATATTTCAAAAATAGCGGTATTAATTTTGATTCACACGCATCTGCAAGTATAAATATATTGGGTAATCAATTATTTAATTTTGATGCACAGGAAGCATTAACACCTATAATTAAATCACAAACAATTAGTGGTGATAGATACGATTTGTTACAATTTGAAACAATTGGTGCTGGAAACGCAGCAAATACAAAAGTTAAAATTGGTATCACAAATATTAAAGCAGCTGGTTCTGTAAACGGAACTGATTATGGTACATTTACTGTAGTTGTGAGAGAGTTTAATGATACAAATAAAAAGAAAGTAGTATTAGAAACTTATTCAAATGTAAATTTAGACCCAAATTCTCCTAACTATATTAGTAGAGTAATTGGTGATAGAAAATTATCAATTGATTCATTAGGTAAAATTACTGAATCTGGAGATTGGGTTAACAACTCAAAATATGTTAGAGTTGCTAACTTAAACACATCAGCTCCGGTACAAGCAGTTCCATTTGGACACGCAGCATATACTTTACCAGTATCTGCATCAGCGGCAGTTGGAGCATTGATTCCATCTGTATCATTCCTAACCTCATCAGTAGCACAATATGGTGGTATAGATTTGGATAACAATACTGATAACTCAATCTACTTAAAACCAATTCCGACTGGAGCAGGTGTAGGTTCTAACTCTGTATTCGGATTAGATGCAGCAAATGGTGGTACATTATCAGTAGGTTCTTCTTTAGCACAATTCGTTGTAGCATTCCAAGAAGGATTTGATGGCATGAACCCAGCTACTCCAATACTGACTGGAGCAGATATTTTGGCAGGTAATTCGCAAGGATTTAACTTATCAACTTCAACTGCAAGCGGTTCAGTAGCATATTCAAAACACATCGCAGCATTATCTAATGTTGACGAATTTGATATCAATATGGTTGTAACTCCTGGTGTTATTAGAAGATTACACTCATCAGTAGCAACTTCAGTATTGGATATGGTTGAGCAACGAAATGATTGTTTCTACATTTTAGATACAACTGCGTATAATGATTCAATTGCATTAGCAACTGCACAAGCTTCGGATATTGATTCGAATATGGTAGCAACTTACTACCCTTGGGTTAAAACAATTGATGTTAATACAAACAAACTAATCACAATTCCACCATCAGTATTATTACCTGGAGTATTTGCAGCTAACGATAGAGTAGCAGCAGAATGGTTCGCACCAGCAGGTTTGAATAGAGGTGGTTTAATAGGAGCAGTTAGTTTGTTGAATAGATTAACACAATCTGAAAAAGATGAGTTATACGAAAACAAAGTAAACCCAATCGTTCAGTTCCCTGGACAAGGTATCGTAGTATTCGGACAAAAAACATTACAAGATAAACCATCTGCATTAGATAGAATCAATGTAAGAAGATTATTATTAACTGTTAGAAAATATATCGCATCTACTTCGAGATATTTAGTGTTCGAACAAAACACTTCTGAAACTAGAAATAGATTCTTAAATATTGTAAATCCATATTTGGAAGCAATCCAACAAAGACAAGGTTTGTACGCATTCCGTGTTGTAATGGATGATTCAAATAATACACCGGATGTAATCGATAGAAACATTATGAAAGGAGCTATCTTTTTACAACCAACTAAGACGGCTGAATTCATTCAAATTGATTTCAACATCTTACCAACTGGAGCAACATTTAACGGATAATTTAAAAAAACAATATTTATAATAGAAAACATTAAATAGATAAAAAAATGCCAGAAATATTAGAATTTGATAAGATGTTCTATAAGAATTTTGAACCCAAAATGGGGAATAGATTCATTATGGAAATCAATGGTATAGAATCATACATCATCAAAACAGCAGCAAGACCAACGTTTACTTCTGAAATTGTTGAGTTAGACCATATTAACGTAAAACGTAAAATAAAAGGTAAATCAACTTGGGATGATATTAACATCACACTTTATGACCCAATTGTTCCATCTGGAGCACAGCAAGTAATGGAGTGGGTTCGTCAATCACATGAATCATTGACAGGTAGAGATGGATACGCTGCATTCTATAAGAAAGATATTACATTCTTCTTATTAGGACCAGTAGGTGATAAAGTAGAACAATGGACTCTTAAAGGAGCATTTATTTCTTCAGCAAACTTTGGTGAATTAGATTGGGCTTCAAATGACCCATTATCGATAGAATTAACTTTGACTTACGATTACGCAATCCTTGAGTACTAATCTCTAATAGGTAAACTTTAAAATAATTAAGAAGGGGTGTAGAAATACATCCCTTTTTTGTGTCTTATTTAGAATCATTCTAAATTTTAAAAATAATTGGTAAAAGGCTTGTTTATATGAGCAGAATTTTGTACCTTTATTATATGAGAGTGAGAGATGGTTCTCCTCTTTAACCCAAATTATTATGAACCATTTAGAAGATTTATTATTAGATATTGATTGTGATGATTTCATCTCTGATTCTTTAATGTATCAGAAAGTATCGTATGTAGAAGATGGTGGACTTGTTGATAATAAAGATGGTACTTACAACCAACACTATTGGACTAAAACAGAACCAATTCAAGTTTCCTCTAAAATCGATTTACACATTTACAGAGCATTAAAAACCATTGAGAAGAAATTTAACACTAAACTATAAAACTTAAAACTTTAAACCCCCATATTATGAACATTACAGAATTAAATTTGACCGAATTAGAAACTAAAACATTAACTACCTTTATCGGTGGTTTGTACGCTGAACCTGGCTTTTCTGATGTGGATGTAAACGATTTGAGTTCAGAATTAGGAATATCTACCAAAGTCCTTAGAGGGGCATTGGGTTCATTAGTTAAAAAGAATATTGTGTTTGTTGATGAAAATGATGGTGGTTACGATATTATCTACTTAAACAAACCTTATTGGGGTTTAGTTAATGAAAGTTGGGCTGAAGAAGCTAATTATTAATCCTTAAAATTTAAAATCTAAAATCTAAAGTTATGAAAAAGTTATTATTA